AATCACGCGACCTTGGAATAATTTTAGAGCGCGGTGTTAATGAGGCATGGTTTAACGACCCTGCCGACAAGAAGCTATTTAAGTTCCTGCACTCGCACTACTCAAACTATCAAGAGTGCCCGAGCATGGATGTCATACAAGAAAACTTTCCTACCTATCAACTGCTTCCTGTTCAGGACAGTGTCTTTTATCTTGTAGACAGACTGGTTGATGCACGCCGTAAGTTAAACATTGTTAACGCAATTGGTAGTGCCCTTGATGCTTTAGAGAAGCAGAAAGACCACGAAGCCGCTCTTGCTTTGATTGAGCGCGGCATTATTAAGATTGAGGAAGAGGGACTTAACCGCTCTAACGACCTTGAAATTACTGCAGCCGCTAAGAAGGCTAAAGAGGAATATGAGTTCCGTAAAAATAACCCAGGGCTATTAGGATTACCGACAGGATTTAAAACTATGGATGACGCAACTTCAGGTCTACAACCAGGACAGCTAATCGTTATTGTTGCTCCACCTAAGACAGGTAAGTCAACTCTAGCTTTGCAGATTGCTATTAACGCGCACCTCTCGGGCAAGACTCCAATGTTTATGTCTTTTGAGATGAGCAACGCTGAGCAGAAGAGCCGTTACTACGCTATGCGCGCTCGCATCTCTCACCGCCGTCTTATGACTGGTTCTTTGACTCCAGAAGAAGAAGGCCGCTATATAAAGATTGCCTCTGGTATTGAGAACATGCCAGACAAGTTCTGGTTTGTAGACTCAGCCAACGGTCAGACCGTTAGCGCTGTAGCCAGCAAGATTCAGAGCAAGAACCCAGACATCGTATTCATCGACGGTACCTACCTTATGATTGATGAGCAGACTGGTGAGTCCAACACTCCACAAGCCATTACTAACATCACTCGTTCTCTAAAGCGTTTGGCGCAGAAGATTAACAAGCCTATTGTTATCTCAACCCAGGCGCTGACATGGAAGATGAAGAAAGGCCAAGTCACAGCTGACTCTATTGGTTACTCCTCATCCTTCCACCAAGACGCTGACGTTATCTTTGGCCTACAGCGCGAAGACGAGAACGTAGACGACACTCGTTTGCTACGCGTTATTGCTAGCCGTAACGGTGGCCTTAGCGAAGTATCTTTGATTTGGGACTGGAATACAGGACAGTTCCGTGAAGTGAGCGAAGACGACCTATGACAGTTGAGGAGATGACTGAGACTCTCTCCCGCCTTGGCATAGAAGTACTTGACACTCGCGGAGATGAGATTAACGGCTATTGCTATGCTCACAAAGAGCGCACTGGTCACGTAGACAACAACCCTTCATGGTGGATTAACGCCGACTCTGGCGCGTTCATCTGTTTCTCTTGTGGTTGGAAGGGAAACCTTTACAAGCTAATCGGTTATGTAACTGGTATTGACTACAAAGATGTCAATGACTGGGTAGGTTCAGCTGCCAGCATGGTGGCTAGGTTCAATAGGCTTACTAAAGAAACCAAGCCAGTTATAGAAGACCCAGTTACAGTTACTGAGTCTATGCTCAGCGCTTTTACTAACGTGCCAGAAGAAGCGTTGAAGTCCAGAGGACTTACAGCGTTCAGCGCCAAGTACTACGGTCTAGCGTGGGATGCTCGTAACAAGAATTGGATTATTCCTATCCGTGACCCGCTAAGCAACAAGTTACTAGGCTGGCAAGAAAAGGGTTACGACCGCCGTTACTTTAACAACCGACCCGCCAAGGTTAAGAAGAGCGGCTCGCTATTTGGCTACGAGCAGTATGGCGGCGGAGACATGATTGTCGTTGAGTCCCCACTGGATGTAGTACGCCTAGCTTCCATAGGATTTAATGGTCGAGGGGTAGCCACCTACGGAGCGATAATCTCACACGAGCAATTCAACTTGATTCGTGGAGCTGACCGCATTATCTTTGCTCTAGACAACGACGAGGCGGGACGCGCCAATTCCCTAGCAATGCTAAAGCTTGCGCAGGATATGGGTGTAGAGTGCTGGTTCTTCAACTACGGCAAGATTGACGTTAAGGATATTGGCGGCATGAGCTTGGCGGAGGTTGAGGAGGGGCTACAGAACGCTCGTCACTCAGTTAAAGGGGAGAAAGCAATCGTATGATTATTGGACTAACAGGTTATGCGCGGTCAGGCAAAGACACAGTTGCAAAGATTCTTGTAGATAGCTACGGCTACAAGAGAATTGCTTTTGCCGACAAGATTCGAGAGTTACTTGTAGAGATTAACCCCATCCTTGAAAACGGTCATACCCTTAACGAGATGCTTAAAGAGTATGGCTGGGAAGTTACTAAGGCTCGTAGAGAAGTTCGTCGCTTGTTGCAGGACACTGGTATAGGCGCTCGAGTAATCTTTGGTGAAAACTTTTGGATACAGCAGGTATTGCGTCAAGTTCATTTCCAGGAAAACTGGGTTATTACAGACGTACGGTTTTCAAATGAAGCCTCAGCCATTAAAAAATATGATGATGCACAGCTCTGGCGGGTAGAGCGACCAGGCGTAGGTGCCATTAACGACCACGTATCAGAGTCTCAGCTTGCTAACTTTGACGTTGACCAGACTATTCTTAACAGCGGTTCCGTAGAAGACTTGGAGCTACTGCTTAAGACTAGGATGTATAACTTAGTATGACTTTCACAGGTACGCTTCTTCCGTACCAACCAGAAGCCGTAGACCGTATGTGTGAGCGGGGGCGTATGCTGGTTGCGTACGACCTTGGTCTAGGCAAAACCGTTCTGACCATTGCTGCCATAGAGCGGTTGATGGATGAGAACAAAGTTACCGAGCCAGGCCTTATCATTTGCTTATCCTCACTTAAATACCAGTGGGCTAACCAGATTGAGAAATTTACTAATGGGTCTTCACGAGCTTTGGTTATTGATGGAACACCAAAGAAAAGAGCAGAACAATACGCAGAAGCTCTCGACTGGAGAAACTCTGGGGTTGACTACATTGTTCTTAACTATGAGCAGATTGTTAACGACTGGGAGCAAATCAAAAAGTTACCACGAGGATTTGTCGTCCTTGATGAAGCCACAGCCATCAAGTCTTTTCGCTCTAAGCGTTCTAAAGCAGTTAAGAGACTAGTAAGTTCTCCTTACAGATTTGCTTTGACTGGCACGCCTATTGAAAACGGAAAGCCAGAAGAGCTTTACAGCATCATGCAGTTTGTAGATGCCAGCCTTCTTGGTCGCTTTGACATCTTTGACCGCGCTTTTATTGTTCGCAATAGCTGGGGCGGCGTAGAGCGCTATCGCAACCTAGGCACACTGCACGAGAAGATGAAAGAAGCATCTGTCCGCAAAGCACAGAAAGACCCAGACGTCGCTCCCTTCTTGCCGGAATCTATTCACAAAGACCCTGTCTTTATTACCTTTGACCGCAAGACCTCTAAGCTTTACTCACGCATAACCACAGACTTGTTGCAGGACCTAGATGATGCTCAGGCATTGTTTGGTTCCTCGTTTAATATCAACGCTCACTACGGCTATGAGTCTAAAGGCGGTGGGCCAGAAGATGAGATGCGCGGAAAGATTATGTCTAAGATTGGCGCGCTCAAGATGCTCTGCTCCCACCCAGACCTACTAAAGACAAGCGCCACTAAGTTTGGTCAGATGACAGGTGAGGGTTCAGCTTACGCTGCCGAGCTTGTGCGTGAAGGTATGCTGGAAGGCGTAGACTCTTCCCCTAAACTTGACTACCTAATCCAATATGTAAAAGACTTCTTAGACCAAGACGAGGCTAACAAGGTTGTAATCTTTGCTACCTATGTAGATATGCTTGACAAGATAGCCGAGGCGCTAGGTCCTGAGATGTGCCGTTTGTATTCAGGCAAGCTAGACGCCAAGACTAAAGAGGAGAATAAAGTTGCATTCAATACGTTACTGGAAGTACGGGTCCTTATTAGTTCTGATGCAGGTGGTTATGGCGTCGATTTGCCCGCCGCAAATCTCCTTATTAACTATGACTTACCTTGGTCTTCAGGTGCTGCTACTCAGCGCAACGGACGAATCAAACGCGCTTCCTCTACCTGGGGAACCATTGTCATCCAAGACATCCTCATAGCGGGAAGTATTGAGGAGCGCCAGTTTGAGGCCCTCCAGTTCAAGACCTCCGTGGCTGATGCCGTTATAGACGGCGAGGGCATAGACGAAGAAGGCGGCATAGATATGTCCATAGGAAGTTTAAAGCAGTTCTTGAGCGCCGCTATCATATAGACTAGGACAATGCCTAACGCACCAAAGACGCCTACGCGTACTATCCGAGTCTCTGACGAGCTCTGGGTAGCCGTGCAGAAGAAGGCTGCCCTAGAGAAGGTGACCGTCACCAGCGTGATTATCAAGGCGCTGGAAGACTACTTGACACAGGAATAATTCCGTACTAGGTTCTCCCTATAAGACCAAGGGGGATACCGTGGAACTATCAGAAGTAAAGCGCAACCTGCGCCAGTACCTAGCACTTAAAGACGAGCTAGGTGTATTAACAAAACGCCAGAACGAACTCAAAGCTCGCCTCACTGAAGTTGTAGATGAGGTTGAAGCCAACGAGAGCGGCCATCGCGTATTTAATGTTGAGGACGATATTGCGGGAGAAGTAACTCTTACCCGCCAGCGCCGCGTATCTAAGACACTAGACATGGATGTTGCGGAAGACATCCTTACTAAAAAGGGAATCAAAGACACCTGTATTAAGATGGTGCCTATGCTTGATGAAGACGCCATCATGTCAGCTTTTTACTCTGGCTACTTAACAGAAGAAGATATTGACGCTATGTTCCCAGCCAAAGTTTCCTACGCATTCTTGGTAGACACCAAGTGACCTACGATTACTTTGCACAGGAGTGGTTTGGCGAGTGCGGTGCGTGTGGCACTGAGCTCTTTGCGCCAAACAAAGGCGCCTATATACTTCAATACTCTATACATACACATTCCAACGATTGCTTAGGAGGCTACTAATGGGTGACCCAAACGGAGATAATGCAGTACCTTTGCTTATAGGTCTTGTTGGAGTTATTTTTGCCATAGTTATGGGTGTGGTAATTGCAAACGCTCACGACCGCTCAATAAGCACGCCCGCAACGCCTAGCCCGCAAGTGACTGTAGCTACAACGCCAGACCCTAAGAGCTCGGTAGTGACCCTGCCTAACGGTGTCTCTGAGTTTTGCAACGGTACTACCATGATATACAAGACCACTCAGGCCCTAACCGCTGAGCCTAATAGTTCTGAGTGCCAGCCATGACAGACGAGATTGATGTCCTCTTCAAGGACCTTGATGAGTACTACCCTGGCAGCAAGCGCAAGCGCAAAGCCAAGGTAGAGAAGCCTCACGAGGTTGAGCCCGACCTTACGTGGGACAGCAAGCCCTACATGAAGCCTTTGCCTAACGGCATTGAGATTGAGATGTTTACTATTGGCGCGTTGGCAGCCGCACTGGGTCGCCCAGTTATTACTATCCGAACATGGATAAAGGAAGGCTACCTGCCTTCATCACCATATAGACTTCCCACCAAGAAGAACTCTCGGGGGGAGGACCAGCAGGGGCGTAGACTCTATTCCCGCGCAATGGTCGAAAAGCTCATTGAACTGTTTGACTCGGCTGGACTTCTATACATTAAGCGTATAGAATGGTCCTTACACCGACAACTCACCAATGAGATTGCCGAGGCTTGGAATCAAATCCGAGCAAACGAAACCAAATAAAAACTATGAAAAAGGATGATAAACAAATGGCAGTAAACCGAACAGACGAGTACCTAGTTACAGACGACGAGTTTGCTAACTCAGACGCTCCAATCACAGACCGTCCAGCTCAAGCTACAAGCACTGTAGTCCTTTCAGGTTGGGATGCAGCAGATGCAGCAGGCGGCGCAGCTCGTACACCTATCAGCGACTTTAAGTTCGTTGACGGCGAGTTCCAAATTGTAAAGTTCCTTGACCCAGACGGTCCCTTTGCAGTTTACAAACAACACTTCCTTTCACAAATCACCACAGGTAAGCGTTCATTCGTTTCCCTTGGTGCAAATGACCCACTCTGCGTAAAGCTTGGTAGCAAGCCTGAAGAGAAGAAAGCCTTCAGCATTGCAAACCTCAGCGCAGCTGGTGGACCACAGCGTCAAATTTTGACCGCATCCCCACGTCTCTATAAGTCACTGCACGCTGCACACTTCTCGCCTCAAGGCCCATTGACCAAGAACTATTGGGCAATCAGCCGTACAGGTAAGATGCAGTCAACTGTTTATCACATCAACGCTGTTAAGGCACGCGACCTCGCTGAGGACTGGGGCCTTACAGACATCGATGCGATTGAAGCAGCTATTGCAGAGATGAAGCCATTTGACCGCTCTATCATCAAAGAGTCAACATGGGAAGAGCTAGACGCAGTAGCTAACTCACTGCTCTAGTAAACAAGTGTGCTGGAGGGCCAGGCCCCATCCCCTGGTCCTGGCTCTTCAGCCTTTCTAAGGGGATACTTATATGAATATTATTACGACTAAAGAACAGCTTAAAGAGATGGTTGAGTACTATCTCAAGCAAGATGCTTTTGCATTTGACGTTGAAACTGTGGGAGACCATCGAGGCATCCCTGCCGTCAATGAGGTTTTATGGATTAGTTTTGCTACACATGGCCGAGGTGACGTTATCCCTATGGGCCACCCTAACGGAGAGTTTCTAGAAGAGGTCTTCCCTCTTACAGGTCAAGGACAAAAGCGCGTAGACGCTGGCTTACCTGCTCGTGAGTCTGATTACTCACGTGACAAGAAGAAGGCAACC